ATGGAGAGAAGTTAATAAAGCTAAAAGCAATAAATTGATAAAGGAGAAAAAATGAACATCTTACAACTAAAAGCCACCTTACCATAATTACTCAGCACATCACGCAGCCTAATGCACTTCTCTCTTTTGTTGGCCCAAGACAGGAACGCAGACGCAGCTCCAATGCCTACAAGGCCCGAATAAACCTCATACTTTAGTTGCTCCGGCAATAGGCCCTCAGAGTCCAATCTGCCCACACCTTCCAACCAAGCCCTGCGGTCAGGAACAATAAAGCTAGTATCCAGTCTACCGCCCTCTTTAGCGTTCAACTCCAGCATGCTTGGCTGCTCTTTGATAAAGTCTGCCACATCAAACGCTCCTTTATTTTCCGCATACACCGTCCACTCTTCTGCACTAGGCGCAAAGTCAATGTGACAAAACCGGCTTAACCACGCAGCGTCTGTAGTACTAGTTACTGTGAAGCGGTCAGATGCATAATTACCGGCAGCAACTATTCTCCAGCCTTCTGGAAGCTTGTGAGTATGCAGCGTTCCATTTAGAATAAACCCAAACATTGCTTGCAAAACGTCTTGGGGACATCTATTAATTTCGTCCAGAAATACAACCCCTTCTCCTTCAGTGGGAAACCAAGCTGGGCGCAGGTGGGAAACAGTCCCGTCTCCACTCCTATCTAACAAGCCTATCAGGTCGCCCACTTCTTGCGTGGCTAAGTGTAAAATAACCACCCCCAAACCATTTTCCTTGCAGTATTGGGAAACAACCTGAGTCTTGCCTACTCCCTGGGAGCCCCAAAGGAACGGCACAATTTTATTGCGAAGTAAATGGGGCAGTGTGGCTTTTAGTTGTAAGATGTTCATTTTTTCTCCTTTATTAATTTATTGCTTTTAGCTTTATTAACTTCTCTCCATAATGGCTGGATATTAGCAAAATTACAAGCTTTTAGATACTCCGCCCTTATAGTCAAATCAAAATGAGACAAAGGAATTTTATGGTCCAAGTGCCAGCCATAGTAGCCCCAATTATCCCAAGTCATACCAGGTTCAAACTGTTTTTCAATATGATATTTAAGCTCCTCTGCGGTACACCCTATATCCAACATTTGTTTTGCTTTATAGTGAGGGTTTTTTAAAAACTGCCGTAAAGCAATTCTTATTGTCTCCCCTATTCTAAAAGCCGGATTATTTTTCCATTTTGTTTTTATATATTGCCGCACATGCTCTTTGTTTTTTAAATCCCAATTCTTTTTATTAACCCGCCTTCGCTCTTTATTCTTTATCTGATACTCTTTTGCTTTTTGTTTATTTTTCTGGTAATAATCACGTAAATATGCCTTTATTTTTTCTTTATGTTTTGTGCTATATGCCTTATCGGCCTTACTCCTACAAACCCTGCAACTGGAATTAAACCCATCTCTACGACAACGATGCTTACTAAAAGCATCTAATGGCTTCTCTGTCTTGCAAACAGAACATTTTTTGAGCAAATTAAAATCCGCCGACTGCATTTCTATTTACTGGCCTTATAAGCCATAATAACTTCCACTAAGCTTTCTTTTCTTTCGCCGTTTAACGCATAAATAGCAGACCCATCTGGATAAGACATAGCAGGTCCGTTCACATTATGCAACTTTTCATTCTCCATATGAATTTCTGTAGGCTTTGGAGTTAGCACCACCAGGTCTGTAAAAGTCCAATACACTCCACAATTTTTCACAATGTTAATCACAATGTCTAACAGCTCATCTTTTTCTACCGGTAACTGCTCGCCAATAAACGCATATACAGACACCCAATAAGCCTCAAAAGAGCCGTAAGAAGCTTGTTCAGCCTGCGCCCTTACTTCCTCTTGAGTCACGTCTAAACTTCCTTTAGCATGTTGTGCCGCCAAAACTGCCCCAGCCATAGGAGAGTCTGCCCAAACAAATTCAGGGTCCGTACTCAAGCTTTGAGACGCCGCCAAATACTTGTAAGACCGTCTAATGGCGTTTTCTGCCGCAGCCCGGTCAGTAGGTCCAGTACTCATACCAATTGCACGAAATTTGTCCGCATAAACGGGAATCTGCGCCTCTTGTTCCGGTGTTAAACTATCAATAATTTTTTGTTTGCTCATTTTTTCTCCTTTTTTGTATTTCTTATTGCTTGCTTTACTGTACCTAACACATAATGTTTTGGCAATAGTTTTCCATATAAATCATAATCTATCGCAATTTGATACGATAATTTAGCTTTTAGGTCGTCTAATGACCCCGGTTTTATCGGATGGTAGAATGTGGTAGAGCCCCACTTGCCGGCAGCATGTCCCAAACTAATACTTCCTTTCTTGCGCTATTTCAAAATAAATGGCCCATTGTGCGTCAGGAAACCCATTAAAACTAATTTCCCGTCTGAGTTTAGATTGTATATTGTTTGTTATGGGGCTGTGTATTCCAAATCTGAAGCGCGGTCTGGCAATATGTAGAATGAAGCCTTTTAGTTGCGTTCTACGTCTCATAAGTTTGGCTCCTTAGTTGGTCCCAAAGATGTCCCTCAAGCTGGCCCCAAAGTAGGTCCATAATAAGAACCTCAATATAGTCCCAACTCTGGTCCTCAAGCGGGTCCTGAAGCTGGTCCCAAAGCTGGTCCCAAAGCTGGTCCTCAAGCGAGTATGTAAGCCGACTACAAAGCATGTCCTCAATCTCGTTCCTAAGCTGGCCCTCAATCTGCGTTCTACGCCTCATAAAACTGATTCCTAAGCTTGCCCCTAATCTGGTTCCTAGAAAGGTCCTCAAGCCGGCTCCTAATCTGGTCCCAAAGCGGGCCATTAAGCTGTCCCCTAAGCTGGTCCCAAAGCTTGCCCCAAAGAGGGTCCCAAATCTGTTCTCTACGCTTCATAAATCTGATTTCCCTATTTGCATAAACACAATAATTTTTAAATCGCCTAATAAATCTTTTCTAATCCGGCTAATAAGCTTACCCCACAAATAATCATCAACATTATACCTCTTTGAAAGATTTAAATCAGCCCAAAAAAAAGTTGTTGATATAGATTTTAGCTGCATTCTACGCCTCATAATTTTGATTCCTTAGTTGTTTTCTTATTTGGCTTAAATACCAGTTATCAAGCTGGCCCCCAAGATGGTCCCCAAGATGGTCCCAAAGCTGGTTCCAAAGCTGGTTCCAAAGCTGGTTCCAAAGATGGTACCTAAGCTGGTTCCTAAGCTGGCCCCCAAGCTGGTCCCTAATCTGCATTTTAAGCTTCATAAGTTTGGCTCCCGTTTTGGTTCCAATCATTTTTGCATCCAAATGGCCCTCCTTATAGCATACTTACATTTTCTGCATCTTCTTGCATCAATAGTGCTCCAGAGATGAATCTTCAAATCCTGAGACAAAAATTTCCACGCATTAAAAAACTTCTCATAGTCAAGCTCAACTTGTTTCCTTTTCATATTCTAATCACCTGACCAAAGTTTCCTGGAGGCTCTTGATTCCCAACTCCCACCCAAATAAATGGCACTTTAGGGTCAGAAGGCGTATCTGAGCAATCAAAATCACCAAAATATATAATTGCGTCACAACTCCGCCCCTGACAAGCATTTATTGCCGGCTGATAAGCTGTACCGCCATTTCCATGTCTTACCATATTTTTTTTAGGAATTACTCCGGCTTTAAGCACCGCCACATTTTGCACCTCAGCGTCTGCGTCTACCAAATAAGTAATAGATGTTTCTTTCACAATCTGACTCACTTCTTTCATAAAAGCTGAAAACTGCTCATCAGAAATAGAACCAGAACTGTCTACACACACTCCAAGAACCAGTTTCTTTTTCTTTTTATAGCCTGGCGCATCAAAACCAAATCTTCTATGCACTCTAGACCTTGTACTTAAGCGGTCTATATGTCTGGCAGACGCTACAAAATTTCTTAAGCGCTGTTTCCAATTCACTGCTGCTGATTTGTTTAAAGCCCCCACAATACTTTCTATGTTTTTTGGCACTTTTCCAGCCGCAGCTTTCAAAGCCTTATTGGCAGCGTCTTTTACCGTTGCTTTAGCTATTTCTGCGTTCTCTGGGTCAGACTGGTCCATAAAATCATGATTTACATACCCGGTTTCAATTTCCGGAGAATTTTTTAATTTTTCAAAATAGTATTCAAAGGTTTCAAAAGGCAATAACTTTTCCTTTATTTTCTCCTCCAAAAGAGGCAAAGTAATTCCGCCCTCCGGCAAGTCTTCTATATATTGGTTTATGGCGCAGTCCATAGCCACGTTTCTAAGCTGATGATTTAAGTCACCTGCATTTCTGGTAGTGCAATGGTCCAATAATAAGTGCATCATTTCATGCTTAAGAACGGCAATCTGAGTTTTAGTAGGTAGCGCATTTAAATAAGAAGTGTTTAGCGCAAGCTCTATTGTACCTCTTCGAACACATACACCGGCAGTATCTAGGCCTGGCACGTCATAAGAAATTTTCATTCCTAAAAGTAAGTGCGCAAAAAAAGGTTCTGACTTTAGTAGCGAATATACTGCTGATTCTAAGTTAAACATATGTGGGCCTCCAGCTTTAACGTACTACAACCGGGCCCATACTGTCAACAATAATTTATGCTTAGAAGTCTGAATGAAATAAGGCTCCATTTGGGTCGTTTCTGTTAAAAAACCCACAAATTTTCCTAAGCACGTTAATCATATTACGGGTGCCCCACCGGCCAAGCTTTTTCTTACTTTGACACTTTTCCCACACCATTTCTGTAGAATGGCCTTCACAAAACAATTCCCATATGTTACGGTAGTCTGCAGGATTCAGCGCTTCTGAGATTTCAGGATAATTTTTTTTGGTTAACGTAGACCAATCAAAACAGGTCAAAAACACACTAGCCTGGTAATAATAGTCTTGGGTTTCTTGAGACCAACGTCTAAGCTGACTGCTGGCGGCAGAATTGGAAGTCATGCCATGCATGCGGGCAAAAGTAGTGTACATAAAACCTTCGTCGTCAGACTGTTCAATGTCTACAAATCCTGATTTTTCTAGCTTTTTTTCCCACTTTTTTTTCAGTTTTGCGTACTCTTTGTTACTCATTTGAGGCGGTATGTGATGTCCGATTCCCATTTTATGTTTGGCCATGTTAGCACTCCTTGCTTATGCTATTGTAGCATAATGAGATGTTGTGTCAACATAGTACGTAAAACTTTTTGTTTTTTACAGTTTTAGCGCAAGTTATTAGGCTTATTAAGGTTTTGGTGCGGTTTTGGTGCCGATTGACCAAAAGTTTGACAGCGGCAGGCATCCCAACAGCCTTTAAAACGCTTATAACTCGGCATCTACTTTGCAATGCTACTAAGCAACGAAAGGACGTTATATGAAAAAATTATTAGTACTTGTTTGCCTGCTTACCACTGGATGCATAAATGCGCGCGTACCTGCCAGAATAGATGCGGTTGCGAGCGGAACTGTGGACTACAGAGTTCATTTGGACGCTAGTTTAGAAATAGCGTTTCAAAAAAATTGCCAAGACCTAGCTAAAGAAGCTGGCTTTAAGCCCGGAACACAAGAATATGCTAGTAGAGTGGACCAATGTGTGATAGACCTTACTCAGCAGTTTATTAGCTTACTAGGAGGTAAATAATGATTACCGTAGAACAGTTACTTGCCGAAATTAAAAAGAACGAGCAACAATTATGGTTTGCGGTTCAAGCAGGATTTACAGACAAAATTAAAGCACTGAGCGACCACAGAGCCGTTCTAAAGCAGACGCTAATCGACACTCTAAACGCTGAGCTCCAAAAAAGGAAAGCATCATGAAAAAAGAATTTGCTGTGAGTTTAGAGCCTATTGATTACCAAATCAGTCTGCACGTTTATCAAATGCAATTAAAATGGGGCGCTAAAAACGTAAAGGCTGCCCTAGACGGTCTGCACACCGACAATTTTATACTGCGGGCTCAAGCTGAAAACTTGGCTTATTATTTTGGTGCAAAAAAAGTATTAAAGGTTTATAATAGCATGAAGGCAGCGGCGTAATTTATGGCGCATAAAAAACAATCTATTAAGGAACCAAAAATGGCTAAAAAGTATTCTCACTTCCCAAGAGCCGTTCATGTTGAAGGGTCTGAAGACATACAAGTTGCCGTAAGAAATTTATATATGGACCCAGTGTGTGTATCAGAGCGCGCAGAAGTTGATTTTTTTATTAAAAGGCTTAAAAAACAAGATATTTCTTACCGACTAGTTGAATTTTTTAAAAGCCATGGCGAGCGTGGTCAAAAGCTAGCAATTTTTGTTAGCGAACGGGAATTAAGGGATAAAATGTATGGCAAAGAAAAAGCAATCCGTAATAGGTGAAACATTGCTGCAAATGGAGCCATTGTTATTTGAAATGGTAGAACAAGGTCTTCAGAAGGGTGATATATTGGCACTGATTAATGTGTGGATAGACGTGCATGCGCCTAGTTGCGTCGAAAAGTATGATGATGGCAGCGGGTCTCCTGTGTTTTACTATGGAGCTAAGCCTTATGAAACGTAGAACGCAGCTTAGGAACCATCTTGGGGACCAGCTTGGGGGCCAGCTTAGGAACCAGCTTAGGAACCAGCTTAGGTACCATCTTTGGAACCATCTTGGGGACCAGCTTTGGGGCCAGCTTTGGGACCAGCTTGTGAGCCAGCTTTGGAACCAGCTTAGGAACCAGCTTAGGAACCAGCTTAAGGACCAAAACGGGAGCCAAACATGATTAAAGGCAGCACGCAGCTTAAGGACCCACTTAGGAACCAGCTTGGGCACTCGGTTAGGAACCAGCTTGAGTACCATATTAGGAGCCATCTTTGGCACCGTCTTTGGGACCAGCTTAGGTACCAGATTGAGGACCGGCCTAGGGCCCAGCTTTGGGACCAGCTTAGGTACCAGATTTATGAAACATAGAACGCAGATTAAAGGCCATCTTTGGAATCAGCACTGTCTCCAGCTTAGAAACCTTTTTACGAATAAGATAGAGGACCAGTCTGCGAGCCCACATATGCCCTCACTTAAAGCTCTTATTTTTAACCAGCTTTGGCTCTTGATTGGAGACAATCTTAGAAGCCAGACTGCAATACTGCTTAGGAACCAAATATGGAGCCAAAAATGAAAAAAATATTACTCACCCCGTCTGACTTAATGCACCTTCATGAGCGCGCAGTTCATTTATATAACTATGAATATGACACTGTGGCACAAGCTTGGATAGAAGCGGTAAATGAGTTATTGAGCCAAAACGATACACAAATAATGTTTGACGTGCAAGCCAAAAACACTTATACTGGGTCTGTAGACGAATTCTAGAACAACTAAAGGAATGAGGTGAAGAAATGAGACTAATCCTAATAGCAGCATTCTTAACGGCTTGCTGTAATGAAAAAGAAATTAGCCATAAAACATTTATCTACGGACAAGAGGTTCGAGTAATTTCCGGATTCTATACAGGATTTATTGGTGAAGTTGAGGAAGAGGGCTCTAGTTATTCTGATTGTTTCCGGACATATAGAGTTTATCTTAAAAAGGGCCCCGGTTATCAGTTTCTTTGTAACGCTAAGTTGGAATTAGTAACTGAGGCACCAAAATGAAAAAGCACTTCCTAGGAGCAACATACGACCTAACTCAAGTAAACTTTCAGCACGTTATACAGCAGCTGGATGAGGCGTTATTAGAGCGTGATGAGCTAGTCCACACACTACACCAAGTAATTGAGCACGGATTACCTAGTGCTATGTACTCAGAAGATACACTGGAGTTTAAGCTTAGAGAACAGATTGAAGCAGAGCGAGCCCGGTCTCAGAAACTGCTCGAAGCTTTGGAGTCGATAAAGTCAACAGAGCCAGGTCCTCCCTGGGATGAAGCTTTTGAGGAAGTATTTCAGAAAGCCCGTGAAGTCCTCGAAGCCTACAACGCCACACAGGAGCCTGAACATGAGTAAGCCACGAGAGTTTTTTCTACTATGGACACCAGTGGAATATATGCCAAATTTTGGTGTCTGGGATGTAAAGTTAGATGATTTTCCAGTCCATGCTGTTAATCAGGAAAAAATACACGTAATCGAATATTCTGCCTACGAGCAATTGAAACAAAAACATGCAGAACTATTATCCTATATGCCGAAAGTTCCAACCCAGCCTTATGAAAAACAGTTGGCCGTAGAACTTGAAGCCGAGCGAGCCCGGTCTCAGAAGCTTTTGGAGGCGCTTGACTATTCTTTTCGCATGGGGGCGCTGAATCATCAACTTTCTGAGGCCCAGTGTAGAGTGAATCTGTTTAAGATAAGTGAAAATTCCCGTGAGGCCATCGCAGCCTACAAAGCAGAATCAGCCGAACCACAGGAGCCAAAGGAATGAACGATTTAAACAAATTCAAAGATGTTTGCGAGCTGCTCAAAATTTGGCATTACATTAAAACTAATAATCTTGTCTGGACACAAGCAACATCAGCATTAGAGGTCAGAATTAATTTACTGCTCGACGAGTCTGGATATTTCAAGACGCCGCTTGGACGGGAGCCCGAACATGAGTAAGCGCGAATTTATTTGGTACGACCCTAGAAATGACGAATTAATTTCAATTATGGTAGAGGCACTTCAGCTCCGAGCATTGATGCATATGAAATCCGTTTGTATGGTCCTCGAAGCAGAGGGACTACCCTATTATGGTCCGACCTATTTGGGGGAGTTATGAGTAAGCGCGATGAGATGGCAGAAAAGAAGAAAGAGAATCTTTATGACTGGTGTTACATCGCATGGAAATTCGCTTGTAACAGTGAGTATCCACCCGGCTCTAATTACTGGATGACAATGTTTTCAGACCAGCTAGCAGAATTGCAAGGTAACGAAGCCGAAGCCCGAGAGGCTCAGCTTGTGGAGTTGGTGCGGGAGTTAAGTGCGAAACTAGAGTCAGCTCGAGGTTGGGTTGCTACTCATGCAATGCAAACATATTCGAGAGTAGCGGACAAAGAAGCTGGCGAAATTTCAGATATGTTAGAAAAAGCCCGAGCCAAGCTTATCGAATTAAATATATCTACTGAGGAGGGGAAATGATTCACGAGACAAATATCTCAGGATTCGTCTCAATTCCAATAATGGTGACCATAAACTTGCGAACAGCAAAATTGCGTCTTGCTATGTTTATGACCACTGGAGAAATTTATAATTTTAATGGCGATGATTACGAGTGCCTAGGAATTCTATGACCTCACCACAACCCACGCCACGAGAGGAGACAGAGGGATGAACAACTACCTCCAGCTTCGCAAACTTATACAAAAGTGGAAAAACGAACCGCCAGAGCCCGGAGAAAATCCAGAAGAAAACTGGAAACAATTTTTAGGAGAGCAAGTGACATACGTCTATTATCACCCAATTAAAAACCAGCTCGTCGAAATGTGGCAGTACAACGGTGAGGTAATTGAAGTCTTGTTTTTTAGTAATGGGCACATAGGGCCATATTACTACATTGGAGAATTATGACATACGTTTACTACAGCCATTCATTAAACGAACTTTTTACGCTGCCAATAAAACCAGAGAAATCTGCAAAAGTTTATTCGCTATTTATTGAGAGTACAGAATTATTAACAGACGTAGTATATGTGGGGGTGTTGTGAAACGCTCTGAAATGCTAAAAATTCTACAAGATTCAATTATAAAACACATGAACCATATGGAATGTTGCTCGAATGAAGAAGAGATGTATAGCCATATTTTAGACGACTTAGAACTTCATGGCATGTTACCGCCGTATAATCCGCCCAATCTAGACCATAGATGCGTCGATGACTGCCAGTGGGACCCAGAAACGGAAATGAGTGATGATGATTTTAAAGCCATGATGGAGAAAGTGAAATGAGCAAACAAACATTTTTAGTATACTCAGCATTTATTTTAGGATTTATGCTTTCCTCTGCCTGGCATAGTTACAATACGCCTGAGGTAATTTGCAAAAGAGCATTGGAGAAAGTAAAATGATTAAACGAGACGAATCCGGTTTAATTGGTCAACACGACCCAAACGTACCTTCTTATTTGGATTTTGGCGATTCATGCAACCGTTGCGGAATTATGTCCCTTAGTGGGTCTGAACAAGACCGGTCTGTAATGAACCAATTTGTACTTGCAGACGGCTCCTTAGTAAGGCATCCGGCGCAAGCACCTTGGAACGACCCTGCAAAGACCAGCAGAGACGCGCTAGTGACCGCCGTTGCAGGCATGACCCAAGAATTGGCTTTAAAGGTCCAAAACCGCTACAAACTGTTTATAAACAAAGACATTTTAATGCCAGACGTTCGCAATCACTTGCGGCTTTGCGCCGGTCTACCTGGCACATTAACTGGCTATTTATTTTTAAACATAAGCATAGTTTATGCGGCAAAAGTGCAACCAGAACATGAATTAAATCAGCTAATGAGCATGTGTATTGTTGCGGGGCCAAAATATGTTAAAATGCTTTGCAAAATGCACCCTGATTGGAAAGCCAACATCACAGAATATTGGGCAGGCTACCCATTCAGAGACCAAGCAGAAATAGGACAAGCTTTTATTGCTAAAATTGAGCAGGAACTAGCAAAATAATGGAACAAAGACACGTCTGGTATAATGGGGTCAATAATGAGCTTTATGATTACGGCGTGTTCATGCACAAAGCGCTATTAACTCACCTAGTGGTTAATCCAAGTCAGAATCTTGAATGGCACTATTTAGGCTTTTTATAATACGGACCAAAAAAGGAACAAAAAATGACCAGAAACCAAGCGATATTAAAGCTTCAAGAGTATTTGGGCTACAACAGCAACATTCCGGCGGAAGAGGTGCTGAACTTTGTAGAATTGGAGCTTAGCATGGAACACAAAGAAACATACAGTTTTGTGTCCTCTAATGGAGAGCTAATCAGCACACATGTGATAAAAGGATGGGAAATTGAGTAAGCCAGACGAATTCTACAACTTGTACGATTGGCTGGACAATCCTCCTTTAGACCAAAACTGGGGCTTGAAATGCGAATGTGGCGTAGACACTACTTATCCTAATGAGCCAAACGCAGAATACATGCACTCAGACTGGTGTCCCAAATACAAACCCCTCCCCACGTCCTAGACAAAAAGCACGTCTGCTACTGTCTGTTATTCTATACAAACAGTTTGTTCACAAGCACATAAAAGAAGAAACGGTTTTAGAGCCTTTATGGCTTAAACTGTCTTTTTTTGGCTGCAGAGGCGTTATAGCTAATATTTATTATGCTATTGTAGGCTTAAAATGGTAAAAAGGGAGCCTAGAGTGCCCAATTACATATTCAGACTCTATCTAAACACCGAATGGAAACTGTCTTATGAGCTTTATCTTAAACTTTGGGACAGCATAGGACATAAAGTTGACAAAGAAACAGAATATGCTATTATTGCAGCTATAAGAAGGTTTAAGTTGTGCAAAAAAGAAGAATTGTAAAACTTTTTACGGTGAAAGACCGAATTGATACTGCAATTACCGTACAGGTATATATTCATCTGAGAATGCACTTAGAGCCAAATAACAGCCAAGAATATTTATTATGTAGACACTTACTAGGAGTAAAATATGAGCCAGACAAAAACGTTTAAAGCCACTATAGAAGTAGAATTGTCTTATGATTATCATTATGATTCAGAAGTTGGCATAACCATACTGTCTAACTCTTTAACTTCTGAGGGCATGTTAACCATTAGAAAGGCTATAAAGGAAGACGCGCTAAAAACAGAGGTTCTAGAACGGCTTGCAGACGAATCTGCCGCTCAAATCCCATTATGGAACGAAGAATTGATAGACGTTGCAAAATCATCCTAGCGCCTCTATACTTATTAGTAAGTACAAAGGAGCTTTTATGAAATGGCAATTAATCGGAACAGTAGTTTTGTGTGCGGTAATAAGCATTTTAAGCAGCCTTTTATACGTTACAGAAACTCCTGCCGCGGCATTAACGCAGAAGCAGCAACAAGAGTGTGAAAAGCGCGCCGACAAATGCTCCACTGCTCGCGCTATGGAAAACATAGCAGCTATGGAACACCGCATAATAGGCAATGACGGCCTTTATAAGTGGTATTGGCAGCAATCTAAAGCTAAATGTAAGCCTAATCAGGACCCAAACATGGGACTTCATACTAGTAAGTGCCACTAAAATACTAACTAGCACCCTTGTGTATAAGCAAGGGACATATGAGCAACGAAAAGACCTATAAAATAGTCAGAAAACACAGCAGCAAAAGACTTGAAGGCATTATTGCCGACTCTAAAGCCAACAATCCTCCTGAGCCCGGCTATAAACCAACATACTCAAAAATAGAAACTATCCCGTCTACTAATAACATATTGCACGACATTTTAAAAACTGTGGCGCTTCAAGCGGAACGTCTAAAGCTTAAGGCTGTGGGCGGTTACGGTTTGGAGCCTGAAGAAATGAAAGCTCTTAAAGATTGCAATGAAATAGTTATGAAAATAAAGGCCGATGAGCGCGCAGAAGTGTCTCAAGCGGACTTAAAAGCCAAAGTCGAAAGCATGACAGATGAGCAGATACTAGAGTATGCCCAAGAAGTGCTACAAATAACTGAAAAGGACAAAAAGTGAGTTTGCGCGGTCAAGTGCCTTTTACAGTTTTAAACTACTTAATAACTAGAGCTACTGTGGACGGTACTCAGGAGTCTGCCACTGTAAGAGTTCCATACGAGGACCTATTGGCCCTAATTGGAAAAAAAGTGGAGTCAGACGAGGACCGGCAAAACTCTTTATTGGACCTAGTAATAAAAATGGAACTGTCTTGGGACGAACACACCGAAGACGACCAAGAAATTGTAGAAATAGACACTGAATTTTCAGAAGATTATAAGGACTAATTATGTCAAATTTACCTATTGACCAAATTCCGTACAAACTAAGAGAAGCGCTGCCAGAGGATTTAAACTTTATTTTTCATAGTTGGATTTCTAGTTATAAAAGCGGGAAGCCAAACCACAACACTCCTCCTCCTTTCTACTTTCAAGGCCAACATAAAGTTATTGAGCGCATACTACGGCAAGCAAAAACTTTACTGCTAGTAGAAGCAGAGCATTCTGAAAACGTGTTTGCCTACATTGTGTACGAAGAAATTGAAGGCATTTTTGTTTTGCACTATGCTTACACAAAAAGGCTTTATCGCGGCTTTAAAATGATAAAAAAATTGCTCTCAGAAGTTCGTAAGGACGATAAAGTGGCTGGAATATATACGCAAGACTCAGCGTCTGCCCGTTTTGTTGCAGATAAACTTAATTTGTTCCACAATCCTTACATTTTAATGGAATATTTGAAACCTTTACCCCCAGCAACGTAGGTAATAAATGAGCTCCGAAAGAGATTTGGCAGTACAACTGTTAGAATTAAGGCTTAATACGGCCTTAGACAAGGGTATTGACACACAATCTAGAGTTATTCAGGTGGTTGGTGAAATAGACTCTAATATGTTTAGACATATTGATGCCGGGCTAACTCTGCTTGAAGAAGGTTCTAGAAAAGCTATTACTTTGCGCCTAAACTCTGAAGGCGGCTATCCAAGCGACGCTTTAGCCATTGTTGGCCGTATTAAGGCGTCTTCCTGTCAAATAATAATTGAAGCATATGGTCAAGTAAGCAGCGCTGCTACCATAATTTTGGCAAGTGGTAAAAAGCGCAGAATGTCTGAGTACTGTTTGTTCATGACTCACCAGTCTTCCTATGAAGTTGGCGGCTCACACGTTGAAATCAAGGATGCGGTAGACCAAGCAGAGCAAGAAGAAAAGATATGGGCTTCTCACATGGGAAGATTTACAGGTACAGACGCCGAATTTTGGTATGAATTACATAAAACAGGAAAAAACAAATATTTTAACGCGACAGAGTGCCTAAACATGGGTATTGTGGACGAAATTTTTTAAGGAGAGTACAATGGATTTTACAAAAACCGCAATAAAAGCCCTAAAACGGCTCCCAAAAGACCAGCTAATTGCTCAAATAATGAGTATGGCAGCTTACGCGGAACAACAAAAGGCCGCCAACATTATTTTATTAAACGCAATCGAAAAAATTAAACAAGAAAGAGCCACAGAGCTTGAAAAAGGAGCAAAAAGTGAATAAACTTATTTTAGCAATTATGACCGTGGCCTTACTTGGCAATGCGTCTCCGGCTCCTTCCCCGGCAGCCGTCTACAGTATAGAGCTTAATGAGCGCAACACAATTACTATGCGCGGAGAAGTTACTGGGGCTTCTATGGCCAGTCTTGAAAGGGATTTTTTGGCTCAAATAGTTGCCAGAGGCAATGAAACCTACCCAATTTACCTAGTTATCGATAGTCCAGGCGGAGAAGTAGACGCTGGTCTTGATTTTATTGCTTTTGCTCAGACGTACCCTAACGTTCACACTGTAACTTTATTTGCAGCGTCTATGGCAGCAGCTATTGTTGAAGGTCTTCCGGGCCAGCGCTATATTACAGAAGCAGGAATTCTTATGTTTCACAGAGCCAAAGGAGGCTTTGAAGGACAGTTTGAAGATGGTGAGGTAGAAAGTCGACTGAAATTGGCAAAAGACATTGTGCGAGTTATGGAAAAAACTAATGCGGCCCGAATTGGCATTAACCTTCAAGAATATAAAGCTAAGGTAAAAGACGAATGGTGGTTGGTTGGTGACAACGCTGTTTCCTATGGAGGCGTTGACAACAAAGTGGTGCTTAGATGCACACAAGAACTCATTCAGTCTACGTCTGTAGTAACTGTTCCTGTGATGATTTTTTCTGTTAATGTTGAATTTAGTAAATGTCCTTTATTGCGTGTAGGGGCTTTGGCAGACAAACAGTCCTCTTCCGTCTACAACAAATTTAAAAACCAAATTGATAAAAAGTTTACAAAGCCTTTAAAGGGCTTATAGGAGTATATCATGAGCACAGTAGAATACGTAAAGTTTCACACAACCATTCTTATTAAGGGACAATACCACAACTATTTAAATCCGGACGTAATGGAAAAGTCTGGATTTACTGTTTCAGAGACTGAGCACGGTATTACTATTGAAAACAAAAGCAGCCTTATTAAAGTTGGGTGGCCAAACATTGTCTACCTTCAAACATCTAAAGATAACCAACAAGAAGGATTTTATCCGCCACCTAAAAAGGCCGCAAAAGCATAATAAATGGCAAAAATAAGCGCTGGTATATTAAAGCAGGAACTTCTAAAAAGGGCCGAAAAAGCTAAAAAAGCTTCGGAAAAGCCCCAATTTACCCTAGAACAGTACTGCTTTGATAAACAGTTAGCGTTCATTCAAGACCCCGCCAAGTTTAAAACCGCAGTCTGCAGCCGTCGTAGTGGAAAAACTATTAGTTGTGCGGCAGACCTGATGCATACTGCTATAAATCAAATAGGCGATTGCGCCTACATCACTTTAAATCGAATTACCGCTAAGCGAATTATTTGGCGCGAACTGATAAAAATTGACAAACAGTTTGAACTTGGATGTACCTTTGATAATACGGAATTAACAGTTAACACCCCCAACGGCAACAAAATATATGTTACTGCCGCCAAAGATGAGTCAGACGCTGAAAAACTACGGGGTTTGGCGCTAAGAAAAATTTATATAGACGAGTCTCAGTCCTTTAGGGCCTTTATTGAAGGTCTTATTGATGACGTGCTGATACCTACTCTAACAGATTATGATGGCTCCTTAGTGCTAATAGGAACTCCAGGGCCCGTTCCTTCCGGCTACTTCTACAGCGCAAGCCATAACCTGGAATGGTCTAACCACCATTGGACTATGCAGGACAACCCTTGGATAGAAAAAAAGTCTGGAAAATCTGCCGCAAGAGCCATAGAGGAAATTTGCAGACGCCGCGGAGTTACCCAGTCTGACCCTAGTATTCAACGGGAGTATTTTGGTCAGTGGATAAAAGACGATAATGCGCTAGTTTTTAAGTTTAATCCGGCAATAAATACTTATGCCCACATGCCGTCCGGAGACTGGCAATATATATTTGGGATAGACATTGGATTTAATGACGCAGACGCCATTGCAGTAATGGCTTACGATTTTAAGCAAAACACATCTTATTTGGTTGAAGAAATTGTAAAGCCTAAACAAGATATTACCAGTCTTGCGGAGCAAATAAAGCATTTGCAGTCTAAATATCAGCCTATAAAAATGGTAATGGACGCAGGAGCTCTAGGTAAAAAAATCCAAGAAGAATTGCTGCACAGGCACGGCCTGGTACTAGAGGCGGCAGCAAAAGAACGCAAACACGAGTTTATAGCGCTACTAAATGGTGATTTAAGGTCCGGAAAGTTTAAAGCTTTTGAAGGCTCTAGATTTGCAGAAGACTGTGACCGAGTTGTTTGGGACTGGGACGACCCTGCAAAGCCTAAAATAAGCGATAAGTACCACAGCGATATTTGCGATTCTGTGCTTTATAGTTGGAAAGCGGCTATGCACTACATTCCTAAGGCCGTTAAAGAGCCTAGAATGGACATTAGGAGCCCTGCTTGGTTGGAAGCTGAGGAGGCTAGGCTGGCAGAAGAAGTGGAGCTTAAAAAGCAAGGCCATATTCAAGACTGGGGCGTAGACCAGGACGATTTAGACTCAATCTTTAGCTACGACAACGATACAGATGACATGGGCTTTTAAGGAGCAAAAATGATTAATGATTTAGAAGAGTTAAAAGATTTTATGCAGTGGTGCGCCGTTAATGGCCTTAGAAACGTGCAAATTGGAGATGTTAAGTTTGAGCTTTCCGATTATGCCCTTACTAAGCACCTATTAGACCTAGAACAGGCCCAATCTGCACCTTTAAAGGACACAGAAAGCACATCTAACTCCTCAAAAACTATGGCTGATACTGCCGCAGAAGACGAGGAAATACTGTTTTGGTCCTCTAAAAGCTAAATCATACTATAAAAGCCCCTAATTCACAATTCCTACCCCTATCTGGGGTACAAAGGGCTATTAATGGACATTCAGAATACAGACTATCATTGGTACAAAGAAAAAAACCCACACCAGCAAGTATTTAACTATATAAACTATTTGGACCAAAACCAGTCTTACCGGCAACTAGAAAACCTACGATACATGAGACTATATGGTAACGCTGAGTTTGTCGGCACAATGATGCAAAACTTTTTTAAAGCAGAACAAGCCTACAACACGCAACATAGAGTTACTTTAAATGTGGTTGGCAGCATGATTGACACTGCAGCCAGTAAAATTACTAAAAACAAACCTAGACCTTATTTTTTGACAGATGGTGGCGATTGGAGTCTTAAACGAAAAGGCGAAAAACTTACTAAGTTTATTGATGGCGCGTTTTACGGCTGTGATTTTTATAATAAAGCGGCTATGGCCTTTAAAGATAGCGCTATTTTTGGCACCGGATGCTTAAAGCTTTTTTCTCAAAACGGGGAGCTTAAGGCCGAAAGAGTTTTTATCGACGAAATTATGGTAGACGACACCGAATGTATTTATGGTGAGCCTTTGCAAATGCATCAAAGAAAATGGGTACACAAAGAAGTGTTGAAAGCCACTTTTCCAGACTCTGCCGGCGCAATTGAAGCGGCAACAAGCCCTCTTACTCCTAATACTAACTTTGTCACCATGTCTGTTAAAGGCGACCTTATATTAGTCATTGAAAGTTGGAAACTGTCTGCCGGCGGTAAATCAAAAGGCAAGCACACAATCTGTATTCAAAATCAGACATTATTTGAAGAAGAGTGGACCAAAGACTATTTTCCGTTTGTTTTTTGGCGCTGGAATAAAAAACCTATTGGGTTTTGGGGCCAAGGTATATCTGAGCAGCTTACTGGCCTGCAATTAGAAATAAACAAAATTCTTAGAACTATTCAAGTGAGTATGCACCTAGTTTCTGTCCCTAAAATATTTGTTGAGGCCAGTTCTAAAATTGTGTCTGCCCATTTAAATAATAAAATTGGCGGCATTATTAAGTATGCGGGCACCGCTCCTACAGAGGGCAAACTAGGCTCTATTCCAGTGGAGCTTTTTAGTCATTTAGACAGGCTTTATAACCGGGCTTATGAAATTGTTGGAATAAGCCAACTAACTGCTCAAAGCGAAAAACCAGCTGGCATTAACTCCGGAAAAGCTCTTAGAACCTTAAATGACGTTCAGTCTGAGCGGTTTACCATGGTTCTTAAAGACTATGAATCTCAGTTTATCACCGCAGCTAAAATAATGATTGACCTTATTAAGGATATTGCCGGAGAAAACGGAGATTTTACCGCAAAAGTTCCAGGCAAAAAGTTTTTAGAGACTATTAATTGGAATGACGTACAACTAGAAGACGACCAGTATATGTTGCAAATTTTTCCAACGTCTGCGCTAAGCCAGGAACCTGCTGCACGGTTTCAAGAAGTGCAGGAGCTGCTTCAAGCCGGTTTTATCGCCAAAGAAGATGGGCTTAAATTGCTTGACTACCCAGACCTTAAGTCTTATTACAATATGGCTAATGCCGGTGTAGAAGACATTGAGCGGCAAATTGAACTTATGGTGGAAAAGGGCGAATATCAAACGCCAGAACCGTACCAAAATCTGCAATACGGCATAACAAAAATGCAACAAGCTTATTTAATGTACCGGCAAGATGGGGCTCCAGAAGAAATGCTGGACCTGTTCCGACGGTGGATTGAAGACGCTAAAGAGCTTATGGACAAAGCCCAGCAAGAGTTATCTGCACAGCAAGCGGCTGCGGCACAGCCTCAAGCGGTTCCTGCAGCAGCTCCTGTTAGCGACTTATTGCCTAACGCCCCGCAACAATAATACTAAACAGCACTTTAATGAAACAAAGCCGGTTAAAACCGGCATAAAGTAATAAAGCCTTAAATGGCAAACCTAGGAGAAATAATGTCTGACGAAACACCGGTAATAACGGAAGTTGCCCAAGTAGAAGGTACCATAGTAGAAGAGCAAGCTGCGCCACCCGCAACACCTCCTGCTCCTGAAGCCCCAAAACAAGAAGATAAGTTTGCTGCCAAATTTGCTGCGCTCAGTAGACAAGAAAAAACAATCAAGCAAAAGCAAGCCGAATTAGCCCGAAAAGAGGCTGAAATTGCCGCCAAAGAAAAAGTATCATTGATTGAAGATGCAATTAAAGCAAAGAAGTTACTTCCTTCAATGAAGCAATGGGCTCTATCAATGACTTCAGAGAATCTAAAAGGATTTCTTGAACTTGCCCCAATTATGAATGTTTCAAATGAGAAGTATACAGATGTATCTCCGACAGTAATTCCAATGGAAAAAGAAGTTACTCTCAGTGAGTCAGACTTATTCATGATTGGTGGTCTGGGTATTTCTAAAGAGCAGTTTCTTGCGGGCAAAAAAAAGAATGGTTATTAAAAAATTCTTCTATTAATTTCGATAAAATAATACAAAGGAAATAGGATAAAACAAAAATGGCAACAACTAAAGAACTTGCAGTACGATTCGATGGCAATGAGCTTCCTCCAGTAGAAGTAACAACTGATGCTGGTCAACCTCCTCTCTTAGCTGGTGAGTACATTCTAAAGGGTACTTTCGCTATGATTTCAGGTGGTAAGATTCAGGCGGCTGTTAGCAATCCTGGCGCTACTTCAGCGCTGATGGGCATTGCAATGGACACTTATGATGCACGATCTAGCTTAGTAGATGTAGCGAAGAAGATGGTATTCCGACGTGGTTCTATGTGGATGAAGAGCAAAGCTGGAGATCTTCCAGATGCTTCTACTATGATGAGAACAGTTTACGTGCAGGATAATGAGCAAGTTGGCAAGACTTCAGGTGGAGCAAATGCTTTCGCCCTCAAGCAACTTGGATTTACTGCAACTGAAACAAAGGTACTTGTTCAGTAATTTCTATTAACTAGATTTGAAAGATTAAACACAAAGGATAAAAGGATAAAAGGATAAAATAAAATGGCCGGAAATGTAGGTATTGCCTCCCCAAACGATCTCAATGAACTATTTATTTCTGTAAACACTGCTTGGACAGCTATGGATCTAACACGAAATACTCTTGCTGAAACTCTGAGTTACTTCGTAAATTCACCAAAATCAGATTCATTGTCGATGCCTCTAATCAACTCTTCGTCTGCACCCATATCTCTTCCAGTAGGTATGGATCGACAGTTTATGGACCCACAAGCTTTCAAGCAAGTGATTTACCATACTTATAAAGTTCCACAGAGCAGCTTCCAGGTATTCTCTCAGCAGCTTCTGTCGGATACTTATAGCCTTCTGTCACTACAGAATATGGCAAAGGGTGTCCTTGATGGTGCTCGTCAGCTATGGGGTAGAGAACTAGCAAAGACCATCAATGCCAATACTGTTGGCTTCGATGGTGTAACTCATATTAACTCTGCTCACCCAGTTAACCCTCTAGTCCCTGCACTAGGTACTTACAGTAATGATGTAGGTGCTGCTGATCTAGATGAAGCTGGCTTTGCTGCTGCTATGAACCTTCTGGAAAATGCTCCTTGGTTTGATGGCATGATTGACGGTGGTCGTCTACGAAAGGTATATGTAGTAGTTCCTAATATGCTTCTATTCAATAAGGCTCTAAAGGTAGTTGGTCAGCCAGCCCGTGGAGTAGGTCTTTCGGCTCAACCAGGAACTGCTGTAGGTACTTCAGTTGCTGCTTCAAGCTTCATGCAATACTCTGGAGTTGATTACGAAGTAGAAGTTATTCGTATGCCAATTCTTCAGTCAACCATTGATGGTGTTGCTGGCTCAAGCAAAAATTGGTACGTATTCAATGCAAGTGATGCAATTGCACGTCCTTATGTTACTTCAGTAGTTCAGGCTCCAATTCTACAGATGGAAGGTTTTGATCCTAATGATCACATTCGTGTTCTAAAGGAAGCCTATCGTATTACTTGGGGTGCTAAAGGTGGCTGTGGAAATGGTGTGCCACGGGAAGTAGTAAGGGCAACAGCTCCATAACTAAAATCCACTGGAGTACCAGTGGATTTAGTACTTTTCTTGCGCGCTTAGCGCGCAAGAAAACATACAAGTTAATATAAAAACTAGTTAATTGATGCCGCCAAATAGGCGGCTTTTCTATTTTATAGATACGAAAAAAGTAATAATATATTTTCATGGAAAAAATTATTTCAAATTGTGT